CCCGTGGCATTTACATTTACGCTTGTACCGCCTGCAAGCATCTGTCCTAAGGCAAGCATTGCTGCCTGTAGTCCATTGTCTGCCGCACTTGTTGTCTCTAACGCAGTATTCGTAAGGGATGTCTGTTGTCCGCTCAAATTCATGAGCGCGTCAAGATAATCGCTCGATGAAATTTCTTCCTCGCTCGACACATAATCTGTAAGTGAACTTATTGCATCTGATTGTAGGGCTGCCTGTAATTGAGCCAATTCCATTTGCTGCTCATAATTTAGGCTGTCTGCTGTCTGATTGAATGTCATAAGGGATAGAGTGTCTGCAAAATCCCCCCGCGCCATCGTATTCAATAATTCCATCGTTGATTGTGCGTTACTTATTGCGGCCTGTTCATCGGTTGTTTTCCGGTCGGCAATCTGTTTCGCTATATCGCTCGTGAGCGTCGCTAAGTTTGCGCCCCTGTCCCCGTAATAATCCTGGAATGCAGAGGATGTTTGTCCGGATCTGCCCCCCCAGCCATATTGTTCCGCAAGATTCATTAATTGCCTTTGCATATCGGCATCTTGCAAATTAAACTGGTTAAACGCCTGATCGTAAATAGCCTGCGATTCCTCGTCCGTGTACCCGTATTCCCTGTTAAGTGCTTCCATAACCTTATTCTGTAATGCTTGCGCGATCTCGGAATTAGAGGTTGTGGTATTATAGGTTTCGGTTGTGCCTTGCGATTGAACGCCGGTATTGTTAAGAGCGTCTATTAGATTTTGGAATACGCTTGCGTACGGGTCTTCATACTGCCAGTTTTCGACAGTCGTTTGCGCCGGAGGATTATTTATTATCGTGTCCGTCTGTTGTGTTGTTGTCGCTGCTGGTATATCCCCCTCTTTACCGCCGGTTGCCTGGGGTATTCCCGATCCTTGACCTAATGCCACAAGTTTATCAAAGAAATTATTTAGAGCATTTGGATCATAGGCTGCATTACCGCTCAAAAGTCCCATATACTCATTTCTCAAATCACTCGGTAATGCGGAACTTAACCATCCTGTTTGAGTAAGAGCACTATTTAAAAAATAATTCACATACGCCTGGTATGATGGCCATCCGTTATAAGACCCTGTCGGAGCTTGCGCAACTGTCGTCTGTGTAGTCACCGTGGGATTCAATAAAGCATTGTATCTCGCAAGAGCCTGTTGGTAGGTTTCTCCGGGTACATTAATAAGGCTTTGCATATTGCTTAAATCTGTGTTGCTTGCCGTACCTCTGCCGGAAGCTGCCAATAGATCGGAAAAATTCTTTAAAGCGTTTGGGTCTGAAACACCCCCGCCGTTAATTAAACTATTGTAGATCGTCTTTAAATTTGCCGGGATTGTCGCGGGTGTATATCCCTGATTATATAATGCCGTATTCAGATAATTTGCCGCATAATCGGCATAACTCTGAAACCCATTATATCCGGTAGTATATCCCGGAGAAAGTGTTTTATCTCCACCGTTTACAGCATAATTGGGTGTTGTTGCCGCGGGCACGGATTGTGCTTGCGATACCGTCTGTTGTGTTGTTGTCGCTGCTGGTGTTGCCGTAACATATCCCTGCGCAAGGGATTTATCCCCGCCGTTTACCGCCCACGGTTGGGAAACAGTCGATTGCGTAACAGGAGTAATATCTCCCTCTTTGCTCTGATATGGATTTGTAGTTACTGGCTTATATAAATCTCCCTCTTTACTCTGATATGTGGTTCCGGTATTGGGATTCCACAAAGCCCCTGTTTCCGAATCGTAGTATTGCCCGTTTCTATATATTTTATTCCCCATCTTCCACACCCCGCACCGCTTTATCGAATTAAAATAACTTTGTCGCTCCTGTAGGTAACTGAAGAGGTGTCAACGCCCCCGATGTTCTTGTTGACCCCGTACCATTCTGTAATGCTCGCGTACCCATCCTGTTCGCAAGAGAATTTTGTAAAATGTTATTACCCCATTGTATTGTCGAATTTTGGTTTCCATTAAGAGCCGTATTCTGCATAGCTGCCATAAGAGCCGGAGTTATGCCAGTGTTTGTGTTTGCTCTCTGTGTCAATAAATTGCGGACATTGGCAACATCAGAATTAGCCGTCTGCCCGGAAAGCTGGTTTTGCAATGCTGTGTTCATCGTATTGTATTTCGATTGAATACCGGTTAAACCTTTACTTGTGGAACCCGTTAAAGCGTCTGTTGCTGTTATCCCATTATCTGAATTTTTCTGATTTATATAGTTCCCGATAATGAATAACATCGCAAGTTTCATTGGATCGTTTTCAGAGTCCGAAAACTTGCTCATTATATCAGACCATGAACTGCCGGTATCTGCTGTTGTATTTGTTGCTGTCCCCACTGTCCCCGTTCCGCTGGTATCGTCTAAAACTGGCATATCCCCCTCACTTCCTCACATCTTCACTTTTTGTATAATGGTGTACTTTCGCCGTTTTGCCATAAATAAAACGGGTCTTTATCATATAGGTATTTCCGCATTTTTACTGTAGATGGCGCTGTATAGGTAATTGATAAATGAGGTATGTAACTTGTATTTAATATATTTATCCACTCTTGTTTCCCAGCTGTCGGATCCGTGGAAGACACATCTTTACTTGACAACAAAACTATCCAGAGCGTATCGTTTCTCGCTGCAAATACCGAGTCTAACCCGGCGGCGTTAAAATCGGTTTTATTCCATGTCGAACTTGTCCATGTCGAAGCTACATAGAAATTATTATTTAATACCGTACCTGTATAAGAACCGCTTGCCGCCCACCCATTAAAACGCGGGAAATCGTCTAAATCATATACCGGTTTTGAGCTTCTTGCCCCGAATATCCTGAGATAAAATTCATTTCCTGAGCTTATAGTCCCGCCGTTATTATAAACACATAATGAACATGCGCTTACAGAGATCATATTTGGAATCGCAAAACTTAAATATGTGCGTCTTACACAACACTCCGGATTGTTATTTGATTGTCCGACTAAAAAATTATTTGTCGGAATTTGTGTCGCCGTTGTTAGATTTCTTGCTGTTGCATAAGTATTTGCATGATACCCCTCTGCACTATAAATAGAGACTCTATTTATGCTGCTTGTGGTTAATCCCTGTGCGTGTGAGGCTTTTATCGCCCCTATAACCGCAAGTGTAAATCCCAGAACCGCTATTATTGTACAGATATAAAACCAGTGTTTTTCGGTTAAATTCTTCATATCACCAAGACCTTTTCTTTTCATAATAAAATGAATTGAGCCAACTATTGATTTCCGGTATTGTTTCGTAAGCCCCGATATCAGGCGTTCCTATAATTGATCGCCCTGTTAGGTCTTGCAAAAGCCCCAAATTTGCGCCTCGGTTTATTGCCGGACTGTTTGATGTAAGCCTGTAATCGCCTGCCGCTGCATTGACAAATAACGGGTCGCCAGTAAGGGAATTTGCTTCTTGGCCTGTGCTGTCCTGCCAAGATGCGAGAGTAGAAAAATAAGTGGTTTTGCGCACCCATTTATTGGTATAGGAAGTTGCGTAAAAAATATTATTAGATGCCAAATAAGGGGTTGCTTGTGAGAACTTTATAAATTCACTTGTTTGGGAATAAAATATATTGTTCTTTACTGCCCAGTTTTTTACATTTGATTGAGTAAAACCCTCTGTGCCACCAATTACGGTATTATTGTAAAAATACCCCGAATCCGCTTGAGCATTAGTGTTGCGATTATTCGCGTAAAAAATATTAGACCTTATATTTGAAAATATCCCCGATGTTATAATAGCATACCCATAAGAAGAATCAATAACACAACAAGTAATAGTTACATTTGTGGATGTGTTTATTTTAATATTGACAGATAAGGCAGTATTATTATTACTTGCCCCGTGTGTTATCTTTAAATTCTGTATTGTTATATAATTTTTAGAAGTAGATGAGATGGCATTAGTTTTACTTTTCCACACACTCGCTGTATCAGCCGCAGTTGTTAAATAAACCTTTGTGCTGTCCGGCCAGTGAATCCATTCACGGTTTACATCAAGAGCGTCAACGGTCATAACGCGTGTGCCTAAAACGCCGCCAAACCAAATTGCATAGGTTGAATCGGTTACGGTTTTTGTGCGCTTGTAAATATTGCCACCCTGTGATTCCCAGCCTGTAATCTGACGAGAAGCATCATCAACAGGCATATCACCAGTACCCCAAGCTCCATATACTATAGGGTGTCCTGCCGTTCCAGAAGATGAAACTACAAGACAAGTATCTCTCTGATTTGAGCCGAACCGTTGCCCCCTGCGCAATAATACATGGTCATCAGGATTTAAAGCCGTGCGATTGACTTTTGCAAAGGTTTCCCACGCCGTTTCGGGACTTGTTCCCGCATTATTATCGTTACCGCTTACAGCATCCATATAATAGATGACAGGATCGGTCGCATAAGCCGCAGTAGAAATCAGCAAAAATGCTATCAATATTATTTGTTTCATTGTTTCACCTCAAACACTTTCACTTTACCCGCTGGATAGGTTATTTTCTCGCCTGTTATGTCGGTCAAAACAACATTTGTATCTACAGTGTCGATCGCTGAACATTGATAGTTTTTCTCCATGTACTGCCCGGACTCAACCTCTACCGTCGTACTGTCATCCACCGCGACGGTTTTCATCAAGGGTATATCAGTGGTTACATTGACAAAATATTTACAGAGAGGGTCCTCCCCATATACGATATATATGCACCCAAGAAACAACGCCCAAAACAACACACACCCGCAAATAACTAATCTAATGCCTCTATAATCTGTCATGTTTATAATCCTCGCCTGAAAAGCCTTATAAGTAATTTTGTGCTTTTCCCGTTATTGGCCTGTCCGTCTGCCCTTATATAAAAATGGTCTGTCGGAGATAGAAAATTTATTAGCTTCGGAACTTGCCATCCATTTGTTGTTATATTTAACGAGTCCATGGCAGCTATTCCAAAGTCCCACGTTCCGGTTACATTATTTGAGGTTTCATTTTTTGGGTTAGTTTCTTCAGCCCGGCCATTAAAAACATAGAGCATGACCTTACTTGAATCAGCATGAGGCGCTATCATTTTCGCCTGAAATCCGGTATATTCTTTAGCCCAATAAACCATCGTGCTGTCTAATCCGGTTGCTGTTCCGCAATACAGAGAGTCATAGCTTATATCGTCCGGTACCCAGCTTCTTGCTCCCCACATCCATTTTGATGGAGCAACCTGTTTTGAGCTTTCAATATTTGGGTACGCCGTGTATAGAGTATCGAGGTTTCCGTAATAGGTTACTCCAAGCGTGGATGTGGTTTTTATATACCAGATATATTGAGTATGAGGCGTTAAGCCGGTTATTGTGGTATCTGTTACGGTATTTGATATCGTGGCAATAATTGTACTGTCCGCACCCGCCGCCCTTATCGTAGTCGTATCAGATGAAGCCCCGGCATCCTCGAACGTCAAATGAATAGTTGTACTTGTCGGGTCCTGCATTAGAAAATCTAAAATCTCATGAGGAGCCGCAAATGCTCCCGTAACCCAAAGAACCATAAATACTACCAGTAAACCCATGAACTTTTTCATCTTTTTTGCTCTCCTGTGGAATATTAATTATTTACCTGTTTGTTACCATTATTTCCAATGGCGATATAAAAAGGCTGTCCGATGTATTGGTTTGTATTATGGTTTTGATTCTGAACCGGCCTCCGACAATATCCTGTGTTATTGGTAAGCAAAAGGATTGCGCCGTTCTCGCCGTTGCCGAACATTTAGAACCCGTGGAATCACATGCAACCTTGTAATCGAAACTCGTTGAATCGTCATATACATACATAGACACAAAGTCCGCCGCTGTGTTTAATTCCGTCCATATCTTGAACCTTACACTGTCGAGTTTAGAGATATTATTTGGCAAAAGAACGTCCATTATTAAGGCAACCTTTTCCGGTTTTCCCTGTGTGTTTTTTACCCAAAGTCCTTGTGCGTTGCCTATTGGAGTTACTTTTGAGATTGCAATCGTTAAACTGTCATTTGCTGCAATACTGTCACCGAAAGCTGAAAACCAGAACACCGGTATTGTAGTATTGTATCGGGTTATTATTGAATCGTCAACCGATGTAAGCGGTAGTTTCCACCCCATCCGTATATCTGAGGCTGCCATCGAATCCGCTAATTCATCTTGCAGATCATCGAGTCCCGTATTTAACAGGGAAAAATTAGCATTGAGTTCCGCCGCCGGTAACATCTCTTTGCTTATCCATGTATTCAACCCGGAAACATAACTGTAAACCATCGGGACGCAGCAACAAACCATTATAAATAATAACACCCACATATTCTTTTTCATCTATACAACACCATCCTCCCCGGTTCGTAAGTAATTTGTATTTTGTATATTTTAAATTGCCCCGCTAATTTGTCATTTCTGAACCTGAATTGAATACTGCGACCTGTTCCGGAAAGTTGTACCCCTGACAAAACCAGATCCCCGCCCGCTCCCAAAAGGCTTTCATCCAGAATAAAATCATCCAGTCCTTTAAATGAACCTCTTGAAACATAGGAGGATGTAAACTTGTAACTTGAAATGTCTATATCAAAGAAAGTCTCAATATCGAGGCTGTCTGACCCGAGATAGGCGTATTGTAGATTAACACTTTTGAACATCTTATTAATCAACGGCGCGCCTGCATCGAAAGACTTTGTTGTAAAAAACGCATCGATCGCTGTTCCATTGTCGCTTGCTCCGGTATCGTACTTGTTCCAGTATCCGCTATAATCCGAACCCACGAGAATATCTTTCCCGCTTACCTTCATTACATTTGCCGCTGAAACTTGCCAGTCGAATATCCCGGCCACACACCAATTCCGCAGATCGTATATTATCTCCGTATCGTTGTTATTTCCGGATCCTCCGCGGGCAAACAATACATACCACCGCTTTTGTTTGTAATGCACCCCAACGCTTTCATCAAGATGCGCTGAACTCAACCCCTGCCATGTCGGGTCTATTTTATCTGTTAATTTTACAATTGTCTGGCCGTTAAGCATCTTTAAACCGTCCGTGTCCGCCCATATCAAAACCAAATCACCGTCCGGAGTAACGCATTCCTGAACTGAATACGGGGAAATACAACCGTGAACATTACTGATTACATCCACAATAAATATTCCGCGCCCGCCTGTTGTTTCTCCCAATGATGGATCGTAACTCAAATAGTGAATAGAGGATTTACATAACACAACAAGCATCGAGGCTCCGGCATCGCCCAAAACCTTCAATCCAATAATGGGGTCGTCAAAATCCTGCCAGTCATCCGGATGAAAAGTAAGACAGTCGGCCATATAATTGCTCCAATACAGCCGCCGTCCCTCGGCCAAAAATAAACGCCCGTGAAAACTCTCGCATACCGTAGGCGCTGTCGGTATATTCACCCCTGTTAAAGTTTGAGCCGTATCAACACCGGTAAAGTAAAACGGCATATTTACACCGTTTACACCGAACAGAATATTGTTTACAACCGCAAAACAGGTGTTATTTGTTCCGCTCCAAGCTTTATATCCAGTAATGTCAACCCATGTTGTTCCGGATTTGCGGGCAATCTTTGTTCCGGCGGTACCTACAATCATATCCCCGGCGGTGAACGGCACATTTATAATTCCCGTTCCTGCGCTTGTGGTATCAATACGATTTGTGGATGTGTATCTTTCATATCCGGCTCTCTTAGTAATCCCCTTGAAATCCAGATAACAGTTTTCACTATCCACAAGTTCGTTATCGGCAACACCGCCCGCGCCGTCCCTGGTATTTAATCCGCCCTCGAAAGAGGATATCTCTATAATATTCAGGTCTATATCCTGAGCCGTTACCTGACCGGTAAAAAAAGAGAATATCAGGGGCAGTATTAAAACCGCCCCCGATTTAAACAGAGACTTAATAGTCCGCATAATTCACCTGAACAATATATTTTGCCGCCTTACCAACCTTGGTATCGGCATCAAATATCACAACATCGAAATATGGGGCAAGAGCTTTTATCCTGAGATTATTTCGAATATCCGTCAAGTCTATCCTTGTCGAGTCCCATGTCCCCGTTCCGGCTGTTATTGTCGTGGCTGCCACATTGGTAAAGTTTACGGGGAAATTCATACTATCAGCATTTGTAGATGTAGTTGTATATTTCACCGATTGGCAAGACATAGCGTCCACGAGTTTAATTACGCTCGAGATATTGTTTCTGCTCCTGTCGTTCCAAAACCTGACAAACACATCGATCTGCGTAGAATCCTTATTTGAATGGAAACTATCCGGCGTACTTGTGGTTTTTCCGGGTAAAATAGAAACCGTCATATATCTGTGAGACGGATGCACCGCTGTAGAATCCCTTGTATTTGTGGAGTTTCGCAGGGTTAGGAGTTGTGTCCAATATTTAATTCCTCCAACCTCATCTGCGCCCCAATATGCACCCACAGCCGCCCCCATAATCTTACTGAAAGGATTGGGGATATTCCCCGCTCCTATAAAGCAGAATACGGTGGCAATCAATGTCACTGCAAGAAACAGTGATAATGCAAAACTTTTTGTTCTCATCGTTAAAATTCCCTCCTTGTGATCTGTTTAGGGCTTGCCCTGTATTTTCCACCTCTTGCCGCTTCTCTTTTCATGGCTTTTCGGAAATCGTCGATCGCTATTTTCCAGTCTGTTCTTTTTTGTCTGTTTGAAGTTAGACTTATCGCACCATCGACAATAAATGTGTGATGTTCCGGGTAAAACGATATATCCGCCGCTAACGTGCCGCTTTCTATCTTTGTTGGCATCTTGATATAATCAAGCGTTATAACCAGCCCGGACGTTGCTTTTGGATATGTGAATAATTCATTCCCCGCAACCGCATATTCTTGTGGAGTACCCGAACGTGTTCCGTCCGGATCTTTTTCGTCAATCAAATCTTTGGTTACAGGAACTAAATATTTTGTTCCACATCTGACCGAACGGTTTTTTATTCTCCCAAAATCGCTTATCAGCGTTTTAAGATTGTATGAACCCGCTCCCGTGCTCGTAATGGTTGTGTTATTAACTCTTAAATCTTCCCAATCTCCTGCATTGAACATTATCGATTGAGCAAGATTGAGTCTTCTTAGAACCCTTGCACTATGTTCAGTAACATTGGTAGTATCAAGAGAGGTGGCATCAACAACCTCATCCATCATTTCCGCGCCGGTCATCCCTGGATTAATCGTAACCGTCATTACATGCCAACCTTTTTAGTTTCCTTGTTTACTGGAACCGCATACCTGAAATTGACAAACTGGCTTTCGTTCTTAAACCGTAGATTTCTGCCTCTTTCTTTGAGGTATTTGTTTTTTTCGGCAAGATTCTCATTCGCCGCCACCTCCATAAGGCCGTCATTGTTTATAATTTGCTCTGCCCGCTCTCTCGGCATTTCGCAAACCGGATATTCATATCCTGCCCTCTTGATAAAGGTATTTTTCCCGATATGTTTTCTTGCTCCGATAGCTTCTACCAGAACAAACTCTTTCTTCTCGTCCATAAAAATTATCCTCCTCTTTTTATTTAAGCCTTATATAGCTTACATTTTGTTTTTTGGAATACGCCCACAGACTGATTGTTTCCGAACTGTCCGCGTGATTATTCGTTATCTTGGCATATAAATAAGGAAACCCCGAACTTGCGTTAAGAGTATCCGCTATCGCATATACCTTGCTCGTTTTAACCTGCCTGACAGTTTGGGAAAGTATGCTTTGAAACTGAACCGAATCGCTCAAATTTGCGGACATACCCCCGTAAACAGTAAGAGTGAACTTTAACGAATCACCGGCGGCAACCCCATAAATCAGATAGTTTATAAAACCGTCTCTGTCAGATGCCGATACTACAGAGCTATATGTGGAGCCACCCTTTAAAAGAGCAACCCCACTAATAGCATCCCATATCCCGTAATCGCTAAAAGTTTCCCCGTAACTGTTTACTCCGAATGCTGCAACAGTTAATACCGTGAGAAATATTTTGAGTGTATTACTCAAAGTTTAATTCCCCTGGATTACTGTTGAGGGTGAATATGTGGAAACAATTACTCGGCTCTGATCCACAACAGTACTGTTGCCATCATCAGAGGTATAGTGACATCCGCTCGATCCAAAAATACCGGCAATAGCCTCACCGTGTAGGTTATTGTAGTCGATATCCGTCTTTGTGATTATTTTCGGGTCAACTGCCGTTGCATAGGCCACAGCGTCAGAACCCAGAAAGATCGCTCTGCGGGCATTGGGAACATTCGAATCTATCTCGACCGTGGAGATCCCCCACGCGGTATTGAAAGTTGTTTCGTCGCCGGAATGAACGTACTCACTTTCGAGAAGAAGGCAGTTGTTCCAATATCCCAGCGCACCGTTGAAAATACCGCCCGTAAATAAAGGATTGCTCTTTGCATCTCTCGGCATGGCCTGTGTCATTGCCGTAAAGAATTTTTCGTGCAATCTCAACTGGTATGTCTGGTACGGGTGAATAATGCCAAGATAACATTCAAGCCCTTTGTACCGTACTTTCGGAGCGTGCATCATTTTCAACTTGGCAACAGCGCCCTCGATTATCGCCGGGCCGAATCTATCCGTTGAATCGTCCACAAGAGCCGCTTCCGCCGCCTTTATGTTCGCGATATAGGTTGCGTCCGTTGCCGAATAGGTGATTGGATTCCCAACCTCATCAGCCGTGTACCAATACCTTGCGGGCTTGCTCGAATTACTGTTAATATCGAGGCCGCCGTATGTGGTTACAGGCGCGATTACATGAGGCGCGTAATTGTAATACATCGTGTAGAAAAGAGATTTCTCGATATACTGCGCCATCCATGTACCTAACGCCTTTTGCGCCCTTGAATGCAGATTGTAAGCATCTCTTTGTCTCGTCATTGCGCCCGCATCCAATACGGCATTACGGACTTGATTCACATAAACCATCTGGTCGTAGAACAGAAGCCTTTCCTCGCTCGTCTGCTCCAATGTGGTATCGCCGAGAACCGGAACATTGGTTAAGCGCCCCTGCATACCGATCTTGATCATATCCCCCGCTTCTTTATTAAGCTGGATCTTGCGGATAATCGGTAAGCGTTCGCCCTCTTTACCGATTAGCGGAGCAAGGATCATTTCCTCGCCGATATACTCCTGTAACTTTTTGTCTATAAGCTCCGGTACAAGTTCCCTGTAGGTGGTCGCTGCCGGATAACTCCAACTCGTTGTCGCCATTTCTTTAACCCTCACATCCTCATCATCATCGTGTTAGTATTTCAATACCAACTATCCCCATTTACCGCTCTTTCGCCGCCATACTCAAAACATACTTTTCAACTTCTGCGTAATGCTTTGACCTTGTATCAAGTGTGCCGATATATGTATGCAATTCGGCGGGATTCATGTTTTTATAGTCGGTATCGCCCTGTTTCGTTGATACGGAGTTTATGTTTGCCGCGCGTCTCGGGTTCTCTTTTGTCGCATTTTGCAACTTTGCGATAGCCTGTTCTGCGCCGCGTTTCTCCGCTTCTAATATTTCCTGCTGGTGTAGCTTTTCCCGATACGCCGTCTTTACGGGATTTGATATAAACTTGTTAAAATGCTCGGTATATAACCGTTGCGCTTCATCCGGAGATATCCCCTGATTTACAAGCTCTTGTACATCCTGATTGAAAGCACTCTGGAAGCCTTGCATTTGCGCCATTATCTTCTGGCTGTTCTGTTGAATATGTACCGCTTTTGCCCGCTTTTCGATTGCCCTAATAGCCAGTCTTTCTATGTCCGCCGGGTCTGTAAAATCAAACGGTTTCTCTTCCTGTACGGGTTCGGGTATCGGGGGTAACGGTTGGTTTACTGGAAAAATATTATGCGCAATCGGCGGGGCAGAAAAGCCCGGATTGTTATTTAATCCCTGTGTGGCGATTGACGCTTTCAACTTACGTAGTTCACCTAACTCGTTACCCTGCTCGCCAAACTTCCTTTGTAGTTCCTTGTAATTCTTTGTGATCTGTTCCGGACTCAGTTTGGAAATATCTTCGTCTGCGGGGGCATTAACCTTTTCCGCGCCCTCTGTTTTTTCAACAAATTCGGGGGCTTGCGCCTTATCCTCCTCTTTCTTCAAAATAGAGGGTGTCATATTGTCGAGAACATCTTTAGGAACACCGGCCTTTACTCCCTCAAAATATTCTTTGAGTACGGCTTCCCCCTGTTCCTCGGTTAGAGATATACGGCTTCCCTGTCCGGCAAGCGGTTCATCTACTGTTTGTTCGTTCCCGATTACTTCCGCGTCCTGTCCTTTTACATCCTCGTCCACTTGAACCTCCCTGTCGGGCTTTCCTTAAGATTATCCTTGCGGGTCTTAATTTTAGAAAGTTATCCGAACTCGCTTTTTATTTAAAACTTTCGGCGGGCTTTCTTTTGGAAGAAAGTTGTCCGCCCCGATTAACTCTTTTTCTTATAATCACCGCACCAATCATGTGCCGATACATGCGGATATTGCTGTGTATCATAAATATCGCCCGGTCGCAATATCACTGGCGCATGTCTTTTGCAAAGACCCGGCTCTGAACCGGATTTAAAATATTTACAGGTCGAACATTCTTGCTTGCTTTCCTCTTTTGTGGAATTTAAAAGTTTTACATATATTTTTTCCGCATCTTGATTTTTCATTTTTTGCATTTGTTCTTCAACAAACGTATCAATAAATTCATCAACTTCTTTAAATAATTTATTCCAACTTTTCATTTTTACCCTGCCATCTTTCCGGGCATTCGTCTTGCCCCTCTGCTTGGACGTGGCGCATACTGCGGTTGCCCTCCGCCTCCAGGTATCATTCCGCCCATCATTTGTTGTTGTTGCATCTGCTGTTGCATCTGTTGCTGTTGTTCAAACTCCGCCTGTATTTCCTGCGCCTCCGGCAAATTCATAAACTTTAACTGGTGTTTTGCCAGTATCGGAGAATATTCCGGCGGTAAACCTCTCTGCATTTCTATTAATTGCCAGTAGGTTCTTTCTCTTTCGGACTTTGTTTTCCCCTCGAAATCAAGAACCACGTCGTAATTTCCGATCGTCATGTCGTTGAAAATACCGGCCACAGTCTGCTTATTAATGGTTAATGCCTCGCCGGTATCTTGCGGATTCTGCCCGATAACCCTTATTACCCTCTCCTCTGTATAGTAATTTTGGATCCACCAGATAATCGCTTTACCGGTCAATATTCGGCTCTCCTTGAAATTATCTATAATTGGCGTAAGGCGAACTGCCGATTGGTCTATATCGGATTTCTTTGCACTGCCGGATTGTGATCTCGGCGCAATACCCTGAATCGCATCATTGGCGCCGGAGATATATTTAATTTCCCCCTCTTCCATCTGTATCTGTTGTGTGAGGGATGGGGGAATATCCGGATGTCCCTGGAATTCTTTTATTTTCCCCTGTGATATTGCCCCGGCCTCTAATTTCTGAACAAAACCCGGACGGCTTAAAGTATCTTCCAACCCCACCGCTTCCTCGTCTGAAATTGCATCTTCCTCATACATGAACCCTGTCTTTGCAATACTTGAAAGTATTTTAACCGCTGCCGAATGCCTGTGATTTGTTTCGTCCTGTGGGGAGAGCAGGTTTTCGACAATTCCCATGTATTTCCCGTCTAACCAATAGGGATAGTAAAAATTGAATAACTGATAAAATTCCTTTGCTTTTAACGGGATATCCTCGGCAAGAATTCCATCACCGAGAACGCTTGTCAGGTGGATATGAGGAACGGTCTTATAAATAACTTTGTCTGTAAATAATTCCTGTAATTCTTTGGGAATCTTTTCGAAATCGACAAACTGCTGGGAATCCGGATCATAAATAATTTTCTTTTCTTCCCATACCTTGTAGTATTTTTCGACAAGCCGTATAAGTTTTTTATTTACATCATACCCATTGCGGAACATATTCTGAATAGTCTCGTCCGAAAATTCATTTTTAGCATCCCCGACATTTCCATAGTCATTTGAGTTACCGCTCCATGTACTCGCCGCCGTTTCTTTTCCGCCGGAAATACCTTCCGCATCTTTCGCCTCGGGGTCGAAACTTATTTTGTCTGCAATCGCTTTCCCGTAGGTTCTTTTCACATCTTCTTTCGTCATCCACAGCGTTTTAAACAAAAACCGCGCATCAGTGTAATCGTATTGGCGCGAATCCGTATCCCTGAAATAATCATCCCCTGATTTTGTTTGGCATCTTATTATTCCCTTGTAATCTTCCTCTGTATCTAACCAAAGCTCTTTTACCCCAAATCCTGTAATTATACCCTTTAAAAACTGCTGTTTATCCTGATCCTCAATGCGGTTTATATTCTCGATATTTTTCATTACTGCCGTTATAATGTCGGCTAATTCGTCATCCCCGTATTCGTCAACCGGTTTTGCCACAACATCGCCCCTGTTGTTTAAAAAATGCCCTAATATTAAATCAACGGCGGGTAAAATAAGATTGTGCTTTACAGGTTCGCCTTTAATTTGAGCCTTTTCCTCCGCGCTCCATTGATCGCCGAATACATACCTTGTGCATTTCTCAGCCATCTTATCCCACGTGGCTCTGCGTTTATCCTTTAATACAAGGAACTCCGCCATAATATTTTGGGGATTCGGCTTTTCCATCTCAATAAGTCACCTTCCAGTTATATCCCGAACTCTTTTTTAACAATCTTTCCTTGTACCCGAACACATCTTTGGCAATTTCGCGCTTTTCCTTTTTCGGCTTTATAAATTCCCTGTGCATGTGCGCCCAGACATCGATCACATCGTCCGTTCTTCCGTATGGAAACCGTAAAAACTCGGTTTCACAATCAGAACCCTCTTTATCGTTCAGCCAGATTAATCCGCGCTCCCAGGGTAATTGTAAGCACCGTATATGTTCGGCTTTATCCTCTGTCCTTTTGCGTTTAAATTCTACCAGTCGGGAAATAGGTACATTTCTTTTCTTTAATTCGCGCTTAATCGGCTCTAAAAGATGTATGTCCCCGCCCTCAGTCTCTATTCCGAACCGGTCGACATGATAGTTCTTGTACCAATCCTCTACTATGGATGAATATTTATCCACAATTTCCATTGACTCAAGTTTCTCCCGGTGGCATTTTAACAGGTACTCACGCCCTCTTTTATCGCTTCCCAGAACCAAAATTACCGTGTAATTACTGCGGTTATTTTTACTTCTCGCGGGATCGCACCCGATATAAATGTTCAGGGTCTTATACCATGATTCCAACAGGTTATTGATATTTTCGGGCGGGTTCTCCATCAACTCGTTCCGCACCACATCCGCCGTCCACCTCTTCCGGTAGTCCGCCCGAAATTCCGAGGTCTCTTCACTTATAGGGTCGTTCATCATTTCGCAACTGAACGTATAGGGGTTCATATTCTCTTTGTCTTTTTGTATCTTCTTAATTACTTGTGGATTATTCCAAATAAACTTATTATCTTCGATAGCGCTTCTCTTATAAAGCGGCACTTTCAACGTCTCTATCATATACCCGTATAGGTCGCCGTCCTTCTTTCGCGTTCCGATAGTAGATACCTCGCCCCCCGGCGCCAACAGTAACCTCGATTTGTCGAATCCCTCTATAATCGCATTTATCATCTTCTCGCTTTTGGAGTTTTCCTCTGCCATTAAATCGTCATTAATATTCAGGTCAAACCTCATTCCGGTTACATTCGTTACCGCGCCCACAGCCATTACGGACGGGTCTTTAAATATCCTCGTCCGGTCAACCTTTATTTCGCCCTTATTCCAGTCGTCATACTCCCGCGTCCCCTTTCCTCTCGCCGGTCGGAGATACGGGAAATAAAAATTGAGCAACTTGTTTCCCTGAATATTATCCTTGATCTCGCTAAGGAAAGCCTCGCTTACTTGCTCGGTCGCCGCCTTTATTAATACCCTTGTATTGACATCCCTTGCCAGTCTCCATGTCGTATAGTAAACTGTGCCTATCGTGCTCTTTAAATGGTACCGGGGAACTAACATCAGGTAATCTTCCTGTGTCTGACATATATAAGCCATTTCCCCGTGTAATTCTTTATCCAGGTGCGGGAAAAACGGGTCTCTCATAATGTTGTCGCAAAAGAAAAAGAAGTCCTCCAAAGCAAATTTCTTCACTTCATTGAACTTCTCTGTCGCAACTTCGGGATACTTCTCGGTATGGTATTCCCACCACTTACCGTCCGGCATTTCAAAAGGATACCAATTCCTCTGGTTTACCGGAACGAACCCCTGTAGTAATCTGTCCCTATCCGCCCGATCCGCTTCCACCCTTACTTATTTCCTCCGCCTCATCCGTAACACTGTTATCCATCGTCTTAAACACACCCTCACTCGCCGCACTCTGCAAATACCCCGTATCGTCCTTATGCGCCGGTAGCTCTTTACTCTTTGACCTCGATCTTCCGCCGCTTACTTTACTCCCCATAAAACTCTTGTCTATATTACTCAATACCATCTTTGTCGCTTCCCAATAATTCGGGTCTTTCGGATCACTCACTGCCGCCATCACATTCGCTCTCGCCTTGACTATCAGAGCAATGTTGCTTTCCGGGTCTAATATCTCCGCTCCTGTTTCCTGTATTCTCTTAAGGTATCTTTCTTTTGCTGCCCGTATCGCATCCGCACTATACCCAAACTTATCATTTATCGTGTCATAACTCATCTTGTGATGAACACTCAATGAAAATATTAAATTATCCTCCGCCTCTGTTAATCTCCGCCCGCCCATCTCTATTTATGCTCCCTCAAATATTCACCTACATCGTATGGCGTTATCCGCACTATCTTTTTGCCATCAGGAGTTTTACCCTCCCGGACATGCATATCCTTTATCGCCTCGCTTACTGCCAATCTCCCCCGACATTTCCGCCACTCGCTTATATTGTGCCACACATTAATCTTTATAAGTCCCATCTTAGTCCCAATCTCCGTATATATTTCCATACTCATCAGTCTGTCTTATCAGGTCTATTATATTCCGCATCTTAATAAACGGCCTCTCAATCCTGCGCCACGCCCTGCGATACCACTTATTATATTCCGCCATCCTCCTCTGATAACCCTCATCGCTCTTTAATGTCGCCAGTAATGAATTCTCATTCATAACCAGCCTTACCAAAGAAGATTCATAACTCTCATTTATCAGATTTTTACCAACATCCCCTTGCCTGTTTATCTTCACTGTCTCCATCTCCACTATTCTCCTTTTTACTATTCCACTTATACCGCATAATAAACCATACCTGACTATTTTAATCAAGTTCTCTTATCGGTTATTTGAAATTTTTTATATTTTTTGAATTTTAAAAAGTACTAAGTATGCATCTGACGCATATATACAGGTAAGGGAAGGCAAACCCATTAGGAACCCCTATCTCATCGATTACGCATAACTAATATTATGTAAACTATTCCTGTAAATCTGCATGAACAAGTATTATAAACTAAATACCATATTGGATTTTGCCCGATCCTGACAGAATGACAGGATATTTTACAGGACTGGGGGGCTGTCCGGGCACACACATCATGCCCGCTTTATGGGGATTCGGAGGAAAAGTGTTGCAAAATGCGACAACCAAGCACGCCCCCTATAGCGTAAATATAGATAGTGACTACCGGAGTGGATACGGGATAAATATAGAGTGTGGTTTTTAGGAGTGTGGTTTTCTCCCCCCTCTTGACTCCCCTCTTAAGAAGTAAGAATAAAAACTCTTAAATACAACGCGTGCGCGTGTACAATATATATAGAGATAAGAAAAGAGTGATAAAAAATAACAGTCGGAGTATTGGCGGGGTGGTATGATATTCGTCTGGTTTTGAGTGGATTAATCGGGTGTGGATGCCGGTATGATGGTGTTTTAAGAAAAAAGATAAAAAAAGATAAAAAAAGACTTGACAAATAATGCGCCATAATATATAATAGGTAACAAGGCCGGAGATACCGGCGAAAACAAAAAACAAAAGGAGATCCAAATGCTAACTTCAAAACAATCTTTTGCTATCAGATGCAAGACCGGCTGTGATGTTCGGGGCATCCTTGACAAACTCAATAACGATGATGCTAACAAAGTATTCAGCCTGCCAAGTTTCGCCGGGCGTGAATACCTTATTGCAAAAGGCGCGAAACACAGTGGCAATCCTTTTATTAAAGGCGATTACCTTAATAAAGAATACGGGCTTATCCATGTTTACGCGCGGGAACAAGCGAAAAAGGCTTATGAAGCACATAAAGATGGAGAAAGAACCGGGTACGCTTTAATTAAGATGAGTGCAAAGAGCGGGTATGGTAAATTTATCAAAAATACCTACAATGGCTGCTTTGAGAATGGCGATCCGGAGAAAGTTATAACAAAAACATTTAAGGTTCAGGGAACCGGCGCGGCGTTCGTATTAATGATCGGGAATGATCTT